TACGGTAGTGACAGTTATAGGTTGTTTTATAAAAATGAAATACCTGAGAACGTAGGCGATCACGAATTAAAAAGATATATTTCGGAGGAAATGGTTGCATGAAAATATTACTAACAGGTAGCGAAGGAATGATTGGTTCAGAACTTAAAAAGTACTGGGCTGGTATGTATCAGTTACACTTTATAGACTTAAAGTTAGGTACTGACCTAAATACCTGTGACTTACCTAAAGTAGATGCAGTAGTGCATTTGGCTGGTAAGAGTGGTGTAAGAGAAAGTTTTGGTAATCCTATGGAGTATTGGAAAAATAATGTAATGGCAACTAAAAGATTATTTGATCATTATACAGATACTCCTGTGTATTATGCGAGTTCAAGTACTGCAAAGGAACCATATAGAAATCCTTATGCACTTACAAAATATACTTTGGAACAACTTGCTCCAGAAAAAAGTTTAGGTATGAGATTTACAACTGTATATGGAACACAAACAAGACCACAAATGTTTATTCCAAAACTTTTAAGAAAAGAAGTTACGTACATTAATAATCATACAAGAGATTTTATACACGTTTCAGATGTGTGTAGAGCAATTACAATGTTTGTTCAAAAAAACATAAACGGTGTAATTGATGTAGGAACTGGTAAGTCGTACCACTTACAACAACTGCTTGACGCATATGGCATAGATACTATACCCATGCAAGAAGGCGGTGAACACGAAAGAAAAGACAACAAAGCAGATACTAATCAATTAACTGCTATTGGCATGGTGCCAAGAATTGATGTCATAGATTACCTATGCCAAGAAAAAGAACTTGACAAAAGTGAATTTTCTAAATATAATGTAACAATAGGAGACTAAAACATGAAAGACATTTTACAAGATATCGTTGCACATACACACTCGTTGGGATTTCTCAACATTGTGAAAGTAACGAGCGAAGCAGATACAACTATCGAATCGATGGCTGAAGATCGTTCTGTGATTTTAAGTTCACAGACTAAGACACCCGTATCAGAATTTACTGGTACATTTGGTATGCCTAACTTAGACAAGTTAGCATTACACCTTAAGTGTCCTGAATATCAAACTAATGCAAAGGTTAGTGTTGAACAAGCAGAACGTAACGGTGAAACTGTTCCAACACATATTCACTTTGAAAATGAAGCAGGTGACTTTGAAAATGATTATCGCTTTATGAACAAACAAATTATTGATGAGAAACTTAAAACTGTAAAGTTTAAAGGTGCATCATGGGACGTTGTTGTAGAACCAAGTATGGCTTCAATTCAAAGAATGAAGTTTCAGAGTATGGCACATGCAGAAGAAACTGTATTTACAGTTAGAACAGAAGGCAATAGTCTTGTGTTTAGTTTTGGTGATGCTTCACAACACGCAGGTTCGTTTGTATTCCAAACTGATATTACAGGTACACTAAAACATGCATGGGCATGGCCAGTAGCACAGGTACAAGCAGTACTGAACTTAGACGGCAAGGTAACAATGAGTATTTCAGATCAAGGTGCAATGCAATTAACCGTTGATTCTGGATTAGCAGAATATAATTATATTCTTCCAGCTCAAACAAAATAAGGACTTTATGACAAGTGTTGATATACATGATGATGACAAAACATTTGAAAATGAACAAAGCACAGTAACTATACCTCTTAAGGAGTATGACAGGTTGAGAGAAAAACAAAAGTATATTACAGATAAAGATATGATATCTGTAGTAGACAAAATTGAAGAACTTGTTAGAGCACTTAGGAAACACATTGTAAGGACGGACATTTAATTGAATACTAACTTAACAACTGCACAAAACGATTACGCAACTTTCTTGCCAGCACTGAGTGGCTTCTATGCAACCTTTGTAGGTAAGCAACGGCGTGGTGAGTATGTAGAATATGCACGTATACCTAAACACTTTACTAACGGTGTTGAAAGTATGAATTGGCTTAATCCGAGTAAGTCGTTGTTTAACTATCATTGGAGTTTGTATTCCGCAGGACATGCCGAACTTGACATTAACAAAGATGCACCTAAAGAAGATATGGTACGAGATAGAGATCGTAACAATAGTTGGATGTTAGGTGACAGTGGTGGTTTCCAGATTGGTAAAGGTGTGTGGGAAGGCGATTGGAAGAATCCTAATTGTCCTAAAGCACAAAAGAAACGTGAACAAGTTCTTAGATGGATGGACGCTTACATGGATTATGGAATGATACTTGATATTCCGGCTTGGGTAGCACGGTCTCCCGAAGGTGCTAAAGCAACTGGAATTGACAACTATCAAGACGCCGTTAATGCTACACGTATTAACAACGACTACTTCATGAAACATAGAAGCGGTGCTTGTAAGTTTTTAAATGTATTACAAGGTGAGAATCATGCTGACGCAGAAGATTGGTATCAGCAAATGAAAGATTACTGTGATCCTGTTAAGTATCCTGACACACACTTTAATGGTTGGTCCATGGGTGGTCAGAATATGTGTGATGTACATCTTGTTCTTAAAAGACTTGTAGCACTTAGATTTGACGGACTATTAGAAACAGGTGTACACGATGTAATGCACTTCTTAGGAACGTCGAAATTAGAGTGGGCTACGTTGCTCACAGACATACAAAGAGCAGTACGTAAGTATCATAATCCAAACTTTATGATTACGTTTGATTGTGCAAGTCCTTTCTTAGCAACTGCTAACGGACAAATTTATTGTGAACTTGAAACATTAGATCGTAAGAAATGGGTTTATAGAATGGTGCCAAGTATTGACAGCAAGGCTATGGCAACTGATACTACACCATTTAGTCAAGCATTTGTACGTGAAGGTAAGCACACAAGTTTTAAAGATTCACCTATTACAACAGGATTAACTGCACAAGATATTTGTAAGTATGCTACAGGTGATCTAAATAAAATAGGTAAAGAAGGAAAAACATCATGGGATAGTTTTTCTTATGCGATCCAGATGGGTCATAACGTGTGGAGTCACATCAATGCAGTACAAGAAGCAAATAGACAATACGACAATGGAGTCATTCCAGCAATGCTTGTGGAAGAGCGGTTCGACAGGTTATTTTTTAGAGATGTTGTGGAGGCAATATTTGCAACATCAAGCAGAGATGAAGCGAACGCAGTAATTGAAGAGTTCAATAAATTCTGGATGTCAATTATTGGAACACGTGGTGCAATAGGTAAAAAAACAGTAAACGCACAAACACAGTTTGGCAACTTATTTACAGAGGAATAATATGGAAAGACAATATGCAGATGGTGTAAAAGACGATGTAATCTACTTTACAGGATATGAAGTAGAGAAAACTCCTGCAGAAGGTGAGCATACATTGTTTGTAACAGGATGTCAACCATTAGAAGATGTTCTTGCAAAAGCAAAAGAACACACAGTTGAACATATTTACTTAGGTGCTAATCACAGTTTTGTTCCTAAAGAAAGTTGGGACGATCTTGTATATGGATTACTTGATAAGAAATATCTTGTAACACTTGACTATGATGTAAAGTATCATGACTGGGTACTTGAAGTAGGATATAACGAAAGACATAATTTTATTAGTATGATTAGTGTTAAACTGCCATACGTAAAACAACTTAACTACAATGCTTGTATTAAGATCGATGATGCAGACTTTGATCATTCTAATCCTGGCGTATGGGTACACAACGTTCACCCATTGCTACAGAGAGATAAGTTTACTGACTGGTCTAAATACGGAGACGATAGCCCTTCGGAGGACTAAATGAAACTACTGCATAGTTTTTGTGATCCCATTGAAACAATGCCTACTGTTACGAGTTGTAACGGAAGGTTTATTGATTCCGAAGGTACACATTACTATGACTTAATGGCTGGCAAAGGTTGTAACGTATTAGGATTTAACAACGAATATGTACAATATCATGTTGCTCATGCACATAGAACATTTCCAAGCAACGACTGGAATGCTAAACCTGAAATATGGAACAAGTTAGAAACTGCCTTACAAAAGAAACTTCCAGGTTACTTTGCATTTGTTCCAGCACATAGTGGAAGTGATGCAACAGACAATGCATTAAAATTTTGTTTTCAATTTTATAATAACAAAAAGAAAAACATAGTACTTGTACGTAAAGGTAGTTTCCATAGCGGAAGTATTACTGGTTGGGCAATGAGTGATTACAGAGGTTGGAGTAATCATTTACCTGATGTTGAGTTTGTAGACTTTTATGATGAAGACTTTGCAACTGTATTAGATAAACATAAAGGTAAAATTTGTGCCGTGATGTGTGATACTGTAAGTTGGTTTCATGGTGTTGATGAAATGTCAGACAGTCTTATTAAGAAAATTAAACAAGGACGTTTTGTACACGATTATAAAATTATTGCAGACGAAGTATTTACAGGCATGTATAGGTTTGGTAGTTTTGCACACAGTATGGAACGTGACCTACAACCTGATATTGCTTGTTTTGGTAAAGCACTTGCAGGAGGATTTAGTTCTTTTGCAATCACTTGTATCACTAAAGAAATGTTTGATGGCATATCTAAACCAGGTCCAGATGGTTGGGCATTACCTATAGCAGTTGGCAATTCAAGAAGTCAAGATCCTGTAGGAGCAACTGCGGTATTAGCCACACTTGAATACTGTGATAAGAATAAAGTTATGTTTAGTGTAACAAATCAAGTTACGAAGTTTTTGGTAGACCTTGCTGATATATTACGTAAAGTAGAAACTTTTGATGTAACACAAAAGAATAGTTTTTTAAACTGTAAAATAGATAAGGGTAGAGATCAAAAGACATTAAACGACATTCGAGCATTCCTTAACAACGCAGGCTTATGGCAATACTCAACTACTACAATTAAAATTTGTAGTTTTTACGAAATTAAGAAAGTTGAAACGGATTATATTTTGAACGTATTCGATGACTTAATAACCAAAATAAATCAAGAAAAACCATTGACAAACGATGCGAAAGGCTTTATAATATGAGTATGACAGATCAATTAATTAAAGAACAAATGGAAAAAGATAATAAGGCAAAAATTATGAATACTGCAAAAAGAATGATTTGGGTTACTTTTACTAAAGAAGGTATCCACAAGTATCCGGCGGCACTTGATGACCCAGCACTTGCAACAGGCGATGAATATGATGTAAGTTTTTTAGGATACCCACACAGACACATTTTTCATTTTAAGGTAGCAATCACAGTTACACACAATGATAGAGATATTGAATTTATTCAATTTAAAAGATGGTTAGAAAAACTGTATGAGGAGAAAACAATAGAGTTAGACTATAAAAGTTGTGAAATGATGGCAGACGATTTGTATGCACAAATTAATGCTAAACACCCTGGCCGTGAAGTACACATCGACGTAAGTGAAGATGGTGAAAACGGTGCCCACATTGAGTATGATAGATAGAGGAAAAATGAGATGTCACTCAAATATAATCGCGAAACCTACACTAAGGTCTTCGAGGATCTCGAGAAGTTCAAAGATTTTTGTTCAAAGACTTCTTGGGTAACTGGTTACGGACGTTCTTATCGCTTTGACGAACGTGATCTTTATAATAACAAAAGCGAGGCTTGGAGAACATACGTTATGTTTACACAAGGCAAGAAGCCTAAATTTAAGCCAAAAAACAAAAAGATGTATAGGAGGACTTAAATGTTCAAAGACGTAGATAAAAGTATGCTGATGAAACTTGTGTTATTACATGTTGTAGTAATTACAGTTTCTAATGCGTTAGTGGCAATTCCTGTAGAAATTGCAGGAGTGAAGTTAACGTGGGCGGCATTTACATTCCCATTAGTTGTAATAGCAACGGACTTGACTGTTAGACTATTAGGAAAGAATATTGCAAGATCAACAATCGCGGCGGCGTATCCATTAGCAATTATTGGATCAATCGCAGTGGTACTTGCAGAAGGAGCACCGCAATCAGTAGCAATGCGTATCGGGTTTGCTTCAGCAACTGCTTATGCAGTTGGAACAATGCTTGACGTATATGTATTCCAATACATTAGAGAAAAAATGTCAGTATGGTGGTTAGCACCAGCGGTATCAACCGTTGCGGCAAATATCATTGATACTTACACTTTCTTTGCCGTAGCATTTAATAATAGTGCTGACGAATATATGGCGGCGAACTGGATGGAAATTGCAGGGTCACAAGTAATCATTAAGATTGCAGTAGGCTTACTTGTATTCCTTCCGGCTTATGGTATTTTATTAAACCAACTTCAAAAGAAGTACAACGTAAAATAAACAGGAGACACTAATGACAATATACATAGTTGATATAGAAGCAGTTGATACACGTTACACAAAGCAATGGAAAGAACATCTTCCAAAGCAAATGAAACGTGCAACTAATTCTGAGGTAATTGTTATTAGTGGCGGAGAAGTGCCTCAGGCTACAACGCCTGGGGCATTCCTTAACTTTGCAGGAACTAATAATTACAAGTCGCAACAAATGTTAGAGATTAGTAGATTGTTTGCAAATGGTGAAGTTAAAGACGGCGACTACTTTTTATACACAGATGCTTGGAACCCTACAGTTATACAGTTAAAGTATATGGCAGAGTTACTTGGTGTTAAAATTAAAGTAGGTGGTATGTGGCACGCCGGTAGTTATGATCCACAAGACTTTTTAGGAAGATTAATTGGCGATGCTGATTGGTGTAGAAGTGCAGAACGTAGTATGTATGAATGTTACGATGACAACTTCTTTGCAACAGAATTCCATAAAAAATTGTTTGCAGAAAGTTTTCCAAACTTAATAGCAAAAACATGTATAGTTGGGTGGCCTATGGAGTACTTGGCAAATAGTTTTGCACAGTATAAAGGCATGCCTAAGAGAAACTTAATTTTGTTTCCGCATAGAATTGCTCCAGAAAAGCAACCAGAAATATTTTATGATTTAAAAGACAGTATGTCACAATATGAATTTGTTGTTTGTCAAGACAAGCAACTTACAAAGAATGAGTATCACAACTTGTTAGGTGAAGCAAAGATTGTGTTTAGTGCTAACTTACAAGAAACACTTGGTATTAGTTGGTATGAAGGTGCTCTTGTAGATACTATTCCAATGATGCCAGATAGGTTAAGTTACAGTGAAATGGCATTACCTAAGTTTAAATATCCAAGTGAATGGACAGAGTCGTTAGATTCATATAGAAGAAATAAAACTAAAATAATGAACCTTATTATAGAATACATGGAAAACTATGATAGTTACTTGTTAGATATGCAACAACAAGTAAACAAACTAAAAGTAGAATTCTTTTCAGGTACTGCATTATATAAACACATAGGAGACAAGTAATGGGTGATGATGTTAAGATTACACTTACTACAGGTGATTCTCGTATAGCAAGTCCACAGTATGAATATACATTTGATCCACTTGTTGATAATTCATGCATGACAGTAACAATGCCTGATTTAGGTTTAACTGATTCTACAATTATTGGTGCAGATGATAATTGGCCAAGTGAATATAAAGTTAATGAAATGATACTACAGTATCCTGCACTTAAAATACAATATGAAAAATTTTTAGAAGTGTACAATTTAGTGAAAGATGATTATAAAGATGATATTGAATTTCCTGCGTAAGTTAATGGAGGTGCTCGGAAGACGCCGAGTAATTACAGATAGAACAGGTAAGGTTCCATACCTTATTCGTTACTATTTGTTTTTAAAGAATCGTACATGGTTTCCATTTAATGTAACC